GCCAGCGAAAGTAGATGCGCCGCAACGCCCCTCTAACAAGACCCCGGAAGTAGGCGCTCGTCCACGAGCCCTCTTCTATAATTGCTTGTGGAATGTCAGCCGGAATAATATTCTCCGAACCACTCTCTTGCTGTTTTGTCATATATTTCTCTTGCGTCTTGTATGTTGTTAAAGTGACCTAGAAACAGTTTACTTTTTCCTATTCGTATCGTCGCACAATACTTATTGCGGGATGGTAGAAAAATCACCCCCCGATACCCGGACCGATTGTTCTTGTTTAGTTTGCGGTTGCCTTGGTTCTGGGAGCCGGTGGCGACCCTCAAATTTTCTATCCGGTTATCATCTCGCACCCGGTTGATGTGGTCCAGATGAGTCTTAACTTCCCCATAAACGTATAACCAAACCAGTTGATGTTCTAGCCACTCTCGTCCAAACACCACGATTCGGCGGTACCCGTCCTGATTTTTACCTCCCGCAGGTATTAAAGTTGACATTCGACCAGAGCCACTTGTTCGCCAAAACAAATACCCATTCCGATAATCAAACAGTTCTTGTACTTCTTTCTGTGTTAGATACATTATTCTACTCCCGCCTGATTCTTGGCTTGTGTGATTGCTCGTAACAGGCCCGCATCATCCTTGGGGGCAGACCAGAACGAGTTCGTGAACCGCATCAAATCAATCACTAGTGACTCTTGGGCTCCGGCCTCAAACAGTGCCATGGACAGACTCCAGATTGCTTGGTGGCGAGAACTGGGGTCAGACTCTAGTGCCTTCTGGACCCGGAACAAAGCCACTCGGGCCAAGTCTTGATTGGTTACCGCCACGGACGCTTTTTTCACGGGGGCTGACACAAGAGGGTAGTCCAGCAGTTCGCCATCTACATCAAACATCTTGTGCTTGCGAACTCCTGTCTTTTTGCTCTTGCGCCCGGGATTGCTGAGTAGTCGTCCGTGTTGATACAGGGTCTCGTCCACCTTCCAGCCTTGTTGACGGACCCATACCAGTTGGGAGTGAGGTACCTCAATTCCGAACCGAGGAACGCAGTGGATATATATGTGGGCGCCTTTGCTGCCGCTCCACCACACCGAGTGTTTCAGTCCTCGTGCGCGGAGTTCGTTGGACACTGAATAAGTATCTGCTAAAGCGCTGAACATATCATCTTCGCGATCAATATCGAGAACCACGTAGCGAGAGAAAACAGAGAACCGAGAAAGGCCCACGCTACGACCCTGTGCACGAATTTCATTTGCTGCCTCTTCAGTAAACCAGTAGTATGTTGTGTATCCTGCATCATCGCGTTGGTAGATGTCCGTCAGCGCACTAACCGGCACCATCGTTCCATCGCGCTTGAAGGGTTCGATACAATATTCCACGTAATAGTTAGTCATAAAACCCTACAAAAATAGGGGCCCGAAGACCCCCGAGGTAATATGCTTAGAATGGGAGATCGGACTTAGGCGCGGTGCTCGACGTGATCGCAGAGACACTCGCAGGAACCACGTCAAGAATTTTAGCAAAGCCCTGAAGCTTGATATTATTTTCTTTTGCGTATGCGTTAGCCGCATCGTAGCCCGCGAACGCCTTATCGACTGCTGGGTTGCCGTTCTTGTCGAGGATCTTCACCTGCGATACGTCGCCGTCCTTACCGACATATTTTGTATAGTTGCCGTAGTAGCCGACGCGTGCACTGAAGGTCTTACCAACAAACACCTCTTCGGGATCGCTAAACAGATCCGCAACCTGATGGATGGCCTCTTCGAACTTCAGCTCTACACCGAACCCGCGGAGAAATTTCTCCAGCTTGGAATATTCGTTTAGAGATTTCTTGGCGCCATACATGAACGACTTCTCTGCCGTGGTCGGGATATCCAGAAAGTGTGTCAAGAGTTTACCAGAGGAGTCTTCGAGAGTGAAGATCAGATTGATCCACTGGGAGTCGAAATTGCTGGGTCCCTGGACCTTAATCGCCTTCACCATCAGGCTGTATGTCCCCGGTTCCTGGATGAATTTTCCGCCCGTGGATGCCTGTTTTGTCTTGAATTCTTCCGCTGTCAGTGTTGGTGTTGCGGCTGTTTGGAATGTGATCTTGCTCATTCTTTTTACCTTTCTTAACTTTGGGTGCTATAATTTCGGCTGGTTTCCCAGGCCGAGGTTCTATCATTTCGGTTTCTCGCCAGAAAACTTGAGTGCTTTTTGTCCGGTCATACTGATCACACTGCGCGGACAGGGGGCACTTGTTGCACGGGTTCTGCCAGCCCGGTTTGGGGAGCGGGCGGTCCGCTAGTTGTATGTCGGCCTGCTCCATCGCCTTGGCCGTGATCTGGAACCACCGCTGGAGGGCGCGCACGTTTCGGTAAAAGGGCTGCCCATCCACCGTGATGTCGCCCCTCAGGCCGACTACTACCGAAAACTCCCGCTCACTCTCGACCTGGAAATTGAAGTCCTCGGACCATTTCCAGAAGGTGCTCACAAGACGACCCAGCTGTACCCGATGGATGGCCATGTAGGTCACGAGCTGCGCCAACTGCTTCTCGTCAATATTACCCTTCTCGATAATCTCCCGGGCCCGATTGGCGCTGGTGATCGACTTCTTCTCTACTATAACAAGTCCGTCAGGGGTGTCCAGCTTAAAATCGTACCGCCCCTCGATAGTAATGGAGGTCCCCGTAATCGGGTAGGTGAACTCCTGCTCACGGACATACGAGATTCCTCGGGAGGTCAGGATTGCGGCATATCGCGCTTCATCGATATCCCCGATCGCCTTATACATCTCGTCTATCTGGGACTCTTTCTCAAACCGTCGCTCCCACACCACGTATCGCGGGCAGGAGGACTCGTACATCGTATCTGCTTTGTCGCCCACACACCAAGTCGCCTTGGATGGGGATAGTCGCCGCTTACCTTGCATTAGTTACTCCGAAAGTATTAATATACAATCACTCGTTCATTTTTGTGAGGGGCGTTGGGTTTTCGAGGTAAAAGGCCGCGGCACGTAGCCTATCCGGGCTGTCCTCAAATTGGCCCAGTCCTCGATTACAGTACATGCACAGAATCCCGCGCACCGCATTCGTCTCATGACAATGGTCGATATCGGTGGCCGAGCCGGACTTGCAGATCGCGCACAGTCCTCCTTGGTTGTGAATGAGCGCCCAAAAAGTCGTTTCGGATATGCCGTACTTTTTGAGTCGGCGATGCAGGGCTCTCAGTGTTTTTGTATCCTTCATATTCATACCCCTCTGTGGCGAACGGAAAGGGCATCACACTCGACGAAAGGGTGTCGGGTAGGGGGATAGCCAGGACCGGGCCTAAGTTGCCTCACCGTCCGATTGTGGGGGCCTAGATAGGGGGGTGCGTAACTCATGTAAACCTCTGTCTTATTTTTAGTCTACTTTTGCTGCAATCGATTAAACGCTGGGGTCCGCTACCTAGGTATTACCCGACCCTAGAACGCCTCGTAGCCAAGTATTCGTCAACGGAGATGTGCCGCACGGGTCCCGCCAGGGGCTTTTCGTATACGGGCAGGCGCACGTCAATCTTGGTTTCCGGGGCCGGCTGAGTCAGCGGCAGGTTCTCTGTCTCAAGGTCGTTGAAGATGTCCACTAAATCTCTCCGGCTCATGTTGATTGTCCTATAATTTCATCAAGAGGGGTGCCATCATAAAGCTTATCGTCATTTGACGGTTTTTCTTTAGCGAAATGTTCGCTTTCTTGTGCGAATTCTGGTTTTACCCCTCCATACACGGGATTACGTTTTGTTGCGTAATACTCCTCGGCACTGACTCGGCGTGCGGGGGTCGGGCTTGTGTCGTAAGTCGGTAGAATAGGCTCGGCTTTTTTCCTGGGGGGTCCTAGCATAGGTTCTCCTGTTTCGCTGTAATATTCGGCCACCACGTCTTCACGTGTCCAGCCACGTTGCTGGGGGGTTACTACATTCTCTTGTGCTTGTCGAGACTTAGCGTTTTGGAGTCGCGATATTGCCACCTCCCAGGACGCCTCGCGTGTTAAATCTCGCGCACGCATTGCGCGCTCGTCCTCAAACTGACGGTATAATTTGTCCGCGACCTCTCTGGGGGCAAGTCGATACAGTAAATCTAAATGATCCCGTCTTGACGCGTAATTAAACAATATAAAATACGCTCGAAGCCCTGGTGCCCAGGACTGCCATTCTTGTTGATTTACGTCGGGGTCGGGGCATCGTGTGCCTAGTGTCAGATAGGTAGACACTTTCCGGGTAGACCCCAGCAGCTCCGCGGCAAGCGGTATCAATGATTCTAGGGCCTTGTCTGTCCACATAACTTTTTTTCACCTCATGAAAAATATTTTACCCGACTCGTGTTCCTCTATATAGTAGAACCCCCTAGCAGGGGGGAGGGGGTAGACAACCTACCGCCCACAAGACACATATCGGCAGTGACAAAATAAACTTGAGTAGAAAGATACACAAGTTAATCTTGTAATGTATACTATATAATATGAAGTACATCTTGTCTAGTAAATAATATGAATTATAGTTTAATATATTATAATATAACTCAGGGGGATTGGATGTCACAAATTAAAGATCCCAATATAATACAGAACAAAGCCCTGATACTTATTGAGAGGCATCTAGATCAGCTTCTTAAAGAGCCTACGATAGCGGCGAGTATGGCGGTAGTAATACAAAACTACGCCAAGACGCTAGCCATGGTCGCAAAAGACCAGAGAGACGCTCTACGGGGGTTCAACCCGGCGGGCTATACTGACGAAGAGTTAGACAATCTAGTCGCCAAGGCGGGAGAGATAGTGCATGAGGCTGATAATACGACCGACTAAAAGACTTCTTTTAATCCAAGAACTTAACGACCGCTCAGAGTTCTTTCCTGAAGACCCGCTGGAAAATCCAGAGGAGCGCTTCTGGTTCCTTGCTAAGATAGGCCGAGATGTCGTCGGGTGGTGCGGGATGACAATCCGCGTGAATGGAGAGGCCGAGATTTACAGGACAGGGGTCCTGCCCGAGTTTCAGAGCCGGGGCATTAAGCGCAAGATGGTCTCAGTAATGGAACGCCACGCCAAGCGACTAGGCTGCACAGTAATGAAGTCCTACTGCAGCACTGACAACGTTCCTTCGGCTAACTCCTTGATACGAAGCGGATATCGGATTTATTGGCCGATGTGGGAATATTCCGGGGGCCCTTGGATTTACTTTCAGAAAAGGCTATCATGATGTTAACACAAGAGCAGTTGCGTGAAGTGCTTGACTATCGTGACGGGCATCTATACTGGGTGTTAGATATGTGTCAAGGCCGAATTAAGGCGGGACAACGGGCGGGATGTTTTGGGGGAGGGTATTGGAAAATAAAACTCTTTCAAAAGTGTTATTACGCCCATCGACTAGTCTGGTTATGGCACTACGGAGTCCTCCCAGATATCATTGACCACATAAATCAAGATAAACTAGACAATAGCATAAGTAATCTTCGTATCGCCTCAAAACAGCAAAATGCAGTCAATACTCGCAATAAGACCAAACCAACTTACGGTACGTATTTTAACTCGAAGGCACGTAAATACGTGGCCTCAATAGGATTGGGTAGGTCGCACTTATGCCTAGGAGCATTTGATACTTTGCCGGAGGCCAAAGAACTATACGACACGACAGCTAAAGAGTGGTTTGGGGAGTTTTACCAACCCGTGTAGGAAGAAACAACTATGATACATACAAGACTAGCAGAGCCGTCTGATATTAACTTTATCCTCAACTCGTTCTTGCGATCCTTGCGGAGCTATCCGGCACTAAAGCATGTGCCGAATGAGCTATACTACTATGAACAGACCCGCGTCGTTGAGAAACTTTTAAAAGAGTCCATAACCCTGATTCTCTGTAATCCAGAGATACCCGATCAGATATACGGCTACATCATAGCCAACCCGAATGAAGAGACGCATTTTGTATATGTAAAATACACATACCGTAAATTTGGGTTTGCCCGCAAATTACTAGAGGCCGCTCACCCACTTCTCTACAAGAAGACTCTGAGGGCGTCCTATACCTGCAGGAACTGGCCAGAAGTTTCCGCCAAGTTCCGCCACATACACAGCCCGTATTAAGAGGTTCGTATGCGCATAGAATCAGTGCAGTTTTTTCAGCCAATCGCGCTATATTGCGAAGGTAGACGGTCACCCCTTATCACAGCAGCCACAAGCGCTACGCACGACATTGAGCGGGACGATTTGGTAATCAAGATCCGCCTCAAGGGTAGCCCGGTCTACACGCACGCAACTCTGGCAAACACTTGCTGGTATATTCCGATGGAGGTAGTCAATGCACCCCGCCCAAGCGAAACTGATTCTCCAAGAGAAGCGAAAGCGCGCACTAAACGCAGTCCCGTGGTTCCAAACAAGCTTCCCTCAGCAGACTAATTTTATTAACGACCCTGCGCGATTAAAAGCGGCGCTTTGCACGCGAAGAGCGGGGAAGTCCTTCGGGGTTGGTGAGTATGCCTGCATGACCTGTGTGCAGCACCCGGGCAGCTCTGTCTTGGTCGTGGGGTTGACGCGAGAGTCGATCAAACGCATTTACATTAAAGACGTCCTTCACGTCTTAAACGATAAGTATCGGCTCGGCGCCTCGTTCAACCGCACAGAGTTGAGCATGAACTTTCCAAACGGTTCAGTGCTCTATCTGGTTGGCGCGGACTCGGATGAGTCGGAGATGCTTAAACTCCTTGGACAGAAGTTCCGACTTGTCATTATCGACGAGTCTTCTATGTATACAAACATCGACCAGCGGGAACTGGTTTACGCAATTTTGAAACCTGCGGTGGCGGATTACCGCGGAACTATAGCCATGATCGGTACGCCATCTAACTACACAAACTCGTTGTTTTACGACATAACGACGGGAGCGGAGGGAGGCTGGTCTGTCCATAAGTGGTCGGCCCTGGATAACCCGCATGTGCGAGACAATGTGCAAGAAGATATCGACTTCTTGAAAACAGCCCAGCCGGGAGTGGAACACACCCCAAGATTCAAGCAGCACTGGTTGGGCGAGTGGTATGTTGACCGGGACGCGATGGTTTACAAATTCGATCCTATCAAGAACACCGCACCTGCGCTACCAACTGACTCAATATACCACCATGTTCTAGGGGTTGATTTAGGGTATGAGGACTCGACTGCGTTCGTAGTCGGAGCCTATAGTTACCACGACCCCAAACTGTATATCGTATACACGTACAAACAAAAACACATGCTTCTGACGGACGTAGCGGAAAAGATCCAGTCCCTGCAGGAGCGGTTCAATATCCATAATATCGTGGTGGACGGCGCGGGCCGCCAAGCCGTAGAGGAAATCAAACAACGCTACGCCCTCCCGCTCATCGCCACAGAAAAGCAACATAAGCGCGACTTCATTGAACTGATGAACACGGATTTCCAGACCGCCAAGATATGTGTGTTGCCAGGTAGCGAGGCGCTCATCGAGGAGTGGGAAAACCTGATCTGGGATGAGAAGCAGCGCAAGGCAGGTAACTGGATAGAAAGCGCGACATGCGAAAACCATGCGGCAGATGCCGCTTTGTATATGTGGCGCTGGAGTTATAATTACGTGTCCCACCCCAAGCCTGTGGTTAAGACTGAAGAACAGAAGCTAGACGCTTGGTGGGATTCTGAAGGTAAAGAAATAGAGAAAGAAAAGGAGAGTGACGGATGGATGACGTTCTGAAACTAATCGACGCTCTGCGCACTCGCGGGGCTATTGAAATCACCACAAAAGACGTATCAGTAAAGTTCGCCACCCCGATGGTGCAAACGGCCCTCAATTTTGAGGACACTAGCGAACCCGTGATGGAAAAGACCCCGACCCTAGATGAGGTCGAGCGGCTAATGTATATGGAAACATCTAAACTGTGAGGCGTAAATGGCAGATATTCCGCAGATATATTATGGCCAAGCCGAACAGGCGGCCAGCAATCCCAGATGGTGGAAAGAAGACCAAAAAGAAGTATTTAAACACATCTTTGGGTATCTTCGCAACCTAGAGCAGAATCAGGCCGGACGCCGCCTCCAATGGCTTCAGTTCGCCCGCCTCTACCAAAACCAGAACCCTGTCGGATTCTTTTCTGGCGTAGGCGCTAGTAGCGTGGGTTCCGGCGGACTTAAGGACATCCCCGCAGTCAATGTGGTCAAGTCGTGTATCGACACCGCGACCAGCAAGATCGGCAAGTCCCGCCCGCGACCTCTGTTCCTGACAGATGACGGCCAGTATGCGCAACAACAACGCGCTAAGAAACTGACCCAATTCATGGACGGCCAGTTCGACGCGATGGACCTGTACAGCAAGGCCGCCCTCACATTTCGGGATGGCGGTATCTTCGGTACGGGAGCCCTGAAGTTCTATGTGGACAGCGACAAGGGCATTATCAACTGTGAGAAGGTCCTTGTTGACGAGATACTGGTAGATGATGGGGAGGCTATCTACGGCAAGCCCCAGCAGCTTCATCAACGAAAATATATCAATCGTGACGTGCTCTTGGAGATGTTCCCTAAGCACGCATCTGCGATCAAGAGCGCACCTCTGGCGTTCAGCTCCCTTCCGGGACAGACGACTACCCCAGACTTGGTGAAGGTAATCGAGAGCTGGCATCTGCCGTCAGGAAAGGACGCAAAAGATGGTTGCCATACGATCTGTATTGAGACGGTTACGCTCTTTAGTGAGCGATATGAAAAGCTCTATTTCCCGTTTGTATTCTGGCACTGGACACCTAGAGTTGCCGGTTTCTGGGGGATGGGACTTGCCGAAGAACTGTTTGGCACTCAACTCGAAATCAGTAGACTCCTTCGAAACATACAGCTTGCTATGCACCTCGTGGCAGTGCCCCGGGTGTGGATCGCGAACGGTTCGGTTGTCTCTACGTCCCATATCAATAACGAAATCGGGTCAGTGGTCAAGTATACTGGTGTCGAACCCAAGTTTTACACACCGTCAGCAATGTCCGCTGACGTCTACGAACATCTTCGGTGGCTCATCGCTTCGGCGTATGAACAGACAGGAATTAGCCAACTATCTGCAACATCTCAAAAACCAGCCGGGCTTGAAAGTGCTGTCGCGCTTAGAGAGTATCAGGATATCGAGTCAGAACGATTCCAGGTTGTTGGACAGCGATGGGAGGAGTTCTTCCTCGAATGCGCCACTATCATTGTAGACATGACTAAGGACATGTATGCAGACAGCCGCATAAACCCTAAAATGAAGGTTGCGGGTAAGGGCTTTATGTCCTCTGTTAAATGGTCTGAGGTCGACATGGACGAAGACCAATACATCTTGCGGTGCTTCGCAGCGAACATCCTCCCCACACAGCCCGCCGGACGTCTGCAGAAAGTGCAGGAACTGGTCCAAGCAGGTTGGATCACTATGGAAGAGGGTCGCAAGCTGGTTGACTTCCCAGACATCGACTCTACGATGAATAAGGAACTGTCTAGCACGGACCTGACCAACAAAATGATTGATAGTATACTGAATAGTGGACGGTGGATGAGCCCGGAACCAGAGATGAACCTGGAAGAGGCCCGCATCACAGTCCAGAAACGCATCATAGAAGCCAAGCTGCACAACGTTAATGAGGAGCGTATTGATATGCTTACCCGTTGGGCAGAAGCGGTTAAAGGTATGCTCCCCGCTCCAGAACCTGTGGCGACCCCTGGCGTACCTATGGCTACTCCTGAGGGACTTCCGACCTCAGACCTGATACCTAATGTGCCTCAATAATAGGAGTTACTAATGAGCACAGAATCCACGACCCCTGCACCACAGAGCCAACCATCTGCAGCCCCCGCCGCCCCTGCCGCGGAAGCACGCCCCTCGCAAGACCCCGGGCTAGACTCCCGTCTTGCTAGCCTCGCCAAGCGTGAGCGGGAGATTCAGCAGCAACTATCGCAGTTGAAGCAGGAAAAGCAAAATCTCGTCCCTAAAAACGAGCTGGCCGACTTGTGGAAAAGTAACCGCGGCAAACTACGCGAGTTGCTGGGTGCGTCTCCGGACGAATTGCCCGACATTAAGCAGGAGTCTGAGGACCCGATCCAGTCCATGAAACAAGAAATCGAGGGCATGAAGCGGGATAAACAGCAGAAAGAGCAGCAAGAAGCAATCAACACTGTCAAAAGCCAGATCAGTAGCATCACCTCCCAAGATAAGGACGCATATGAGCTAATTAACGCGTTCGATGCTAATGAAATGGTTTTTGACTTGGTCCTTGACCACTACCGGGAGCATCAAGAAGAGCTTGACT